GATTGGTAACAGTTTTCATCTCATGAAGGTCAGCTTCTTCGTTAGTTTTCTTCTTTGATTTTGCATACTTCGCGGTAATCGTATTCATTGCATGGCCGATTGCCTCAGCTGGGGTGGGAGCTTTGAGTGCGTAACTATAGAAACCACGTTTGCGGTAATGTGCTTCTTGCGGACTCATTTCTTCGTTAGCGGCCATACCCTTCTTGGCTAGGCGCTTAGCAACATTTCTGATTACGTTGCCATACTCATCCTTGTGCACCTTAGTCTTGGAATAAGGCTGATCGAAAGGCGGCTTATCATTTTTTGCACGAAGGAGCTTAAAGTCATGGGCATCAAGTTTGCCGTTTTTATTGGCATCAATCTTGTGCTGATTGCCGGTAAGAGGGCTTTCATTGATATCGTCAAAGCACTCCTTGTCAAACTCATTTTTGTACTGAGAAGCAATTTCAGATGCCTTCTCGTCGAGCATGCGTGAAAGTTCAAAATAGACTGAACTTGCTTTTTCCTTTAGGATATGGTCGATGATGCTCATAGTTGTTCTCCTGTGTACCTTCTATTTATTTAGGCGGCTCGCTAGGCTGAGCTGTTGGTTGCTGATCTGGCTGCGGAGTCTGTTGCTCCATAGGTTCGCCGTATTTCTTTTTATCTTCTTCAATTTCTCTATCAATATCTTGAATATCTTCCTCAGACTGCCTAAGCACATTTTTACGAACCCAAGAAATAGAGTAATATTTGCCTACAGCATCGTCCAGGTCTCTCAGCATTGATATCCTATCACGAAGAATTTCAGTCTCTTTAAGTTCCGCAAAATAGTTGTCCTGCCCATAGTCATATGTAATGGCGGTAGCAAATTCAGGCCATTCTTCAAGTGTCACGGTACCTTTGAGGATAAGTTGAACCTTTAGAGCTTCAGTAAAGATAAAGGAGAACCTAGACCGTAGGCGATCAATGAATTTGGAAAACTTAATTTCGTCACGGCTAATCTCTGCTGAACGCCCAACACTAAACTGTGTCTCTGGAAGAAGCCGTGTGATGGGAACATTCAGTGACTTAAACAAGTTTTGCTGGAAGTAAACTACGTCTTCAATCTGGCCTAGGTTCTGCCCTCCTGCTAGTGTAGAGATTTCTGTGCCGCGGCTGCCTTCACGCCTAGGTAGCCAGAAGTCCTCTAGCATAGTCATATGTTTTCTATCGTCTCTGATTTGACCAGTCTTGGAGTCATAGACAACTTTATTCTTGAACCGAGTCATAATATCGCGTAGATATTGTTCAGCTTTAATCTTTGGTAGATTGCCTACGTCAATATAAAAGATACGACGTTCTGGCGCTCTGGAAATACGATAGATAACAAGTGAATCTTCGAGTGACTTAAGTTGATTGAGTGGCTTAATAGCCTTATGGAGATATGAGTATGTTTGGTCACCATCTGGATTTGTTAGGCCACTTGTGCAGTAGATAATAGAATCCTTAGCAATCTTAATGCCCGAGGCGGTACCTGATCGCCCAATACCCGGAATTGTTTTAATGAAGCCGGCTTCATTATAGATATAGTACTCGGACTTTATCTCCTGCACGATTACATTGTTTTCAGTTTTATTCTTTTTGATCTCTCGTACTTTACGGATTTTTCTGCTGTCAATGTACCTAAGTTCTTTGATCCCAGCTTTGGTATCTTTTGGATCGACAGTAATATGGTATGGAAGCCGCCCGTCCACATACCAACGTCTAAAGATATCGTAACCATTATGCTTGAAGTCATATAGTTCTAGAATAGTTTGAAACTCATCTCGGATAATATTTTTTACTCTATCGGGCTGTTTTAGATTTTCAAGGTTAATTTCTACTACCTTGACTCCGGCTTCGCCTACAATAGCCTCGTTTACAATGTCATCTAGCGCCTGGTCAATTTCCTGCGCCAGAGTCATTTCTCTGTATTGGTTTACTAGCTCAGTTTCGTTGCGAACTACTCCATCAAGGTCCAAATAGGACCCTTGGATGCCGCCTTCGACCACCATGGACCCGTCAATTCTATCATCGGCTACAAATGAAGGTAATGGCTTTACTGCGTTATTGGCTCTTTTAATCTCGAATCCAAATAGATCCATAGTGTCACTTCTTTCTATCTGTATAGATGTGGGCGGAGTTTCCCCCGCCCACCTTTCATTATTTAGATAACAGTACCATCGACTGTGGTGCCGCGAGTAACATCAAACCAATCATACTGCCATGTGACATTGAAAGTTTCAATGGTGTCAGTCTGATCCCAGTCTAGGTCGATACTTGAGATTTCTGAAGGCCAGCAACCGTTAAAGCGATATTCTCGCAGAATTTCACCCTTCTTACCAAACTGAATGACCTGAGCGGTAGACTTATATTCTGCTGGAGCAGAACTAGGAAGGTTCCGAGCGTTAGTAAGATTGGTATTCATTGCGGAAGACCAAGCCTCAAGTGAATTTCGGATGGCAAAGTCTTCATCATTGATAACAGTAGTGGACCACGGTTCAAATGTGCGGTCACCGACCACCTTCATTTTACGCCCAAAGTAAGGAACCTCAACCGTGCCAAGATTAAAGGCAGGAAGAGAGGTAGTCCGAACAAGAAACGGAATCTGAATATCCGCAACCGGGTTTACCGGGTTAGTGATAGTAACCTGAAAGAGTGTTGGGCGAGCTCCACCAAACTTAAGATTACTTCTCATGTCGTTAATGTTAAAAGCCATTTATTTCTCCTATGTTTCTTTTATTTATTAGCCGACAATGGCGGAGAACTCAATGCCACTTCTGACAGCAACGAAGTTCAGTTGAATGTAATTGATTGACTTGGCGGGCTTGACATAAATGTCACCTACGAATCGGTTACCGTCAATGACCTCGGCGGTGTTGTTTGTTTCATCACAAACCACCTTATAGTCATAGATACCCCGACGGCCCTGAATATCCCGTAGGAAAGGCTCGATTAGGTTGCGGAACTGAGTGCGGGTGAACTCATCGTTGAATTCAAAGATTGTGGATTGAGCCGCATTTGCAACGGCTTTCTCAAGAACAATGAATAGGCGACGAACATTGATACGATCAAAGGCGCTTGGCTTTGAGAGAAGTGTCTTATCACCGAACAGCATGCTGCCATAGCCAGGCTGTGTTACGACTGGGTTAACGCTTGACTTGTATAGAACGTCACGATCGGCCTTTGATGGGTTATAAGATAGCTTGATGCTATTCTTGATCTGCCCGCGATTGATACCGGCAGGTGAGAACCATGGGTCACGATTAGCGTCGGTGCGAACACAGAGACCGGCAATGTCACCGTTTAGCGGAATGTAGCGATACAGATCATTGTACTTGTCATAAATGTACTTGTAGCCGCTATCCATGACTCCATATGAAGATGATCTCATGTTGTTTCTCATGGCAACAATGTCTGCTGCGGCGGTGATGGGGTTATTAACAACCGCTTCCCGTCTTGGTGAGACAAACACAATACAATCCTTGCGAACCTCGGCAACATTGTCGATGAGATAGTTACCTAGCTGCTCTCCAGTTGAACCGCCTCTTGACTTACCGGTCATGAGAAGTGAGATATCGATGCCGGCGGTGGTAGCAAAGAGGTCATAAGCAGTCGCTAGGCCACCAAACAGAATAGCATCTTCTGTGGCAGTATCAACTCCGCCGACAAAAGATAGGGTCAGAGGAACCGTATTTGTAGATGCAGTAAGGGATGCGGCGGCCGCGGAGGTGGCTAGCGCACGATCTGATGCAAACCAAATAAACTGTGACCGGCTATTGATAACATTCTTGTAATAGTTTGTGCCACCATCTGATAGCTTGGCATCAGTTGCGCGTGATAGACCTGCGTAGACTTCTAGCACGGTGCCGGGATTGCCTGTAAATAGGCCGTCCTCGTCAGCAACAACTACGTGAAGTTCGTCATTGACATTGGTGCCGTATGAATTCTGGAATTCGGACTTCCCTGGGGCTTGGTTGACTTGGTTAAAGTATTCCCAGAAACGAGGGACGGTCACGGTATCAACCGCACCGGCAAGTTTTAGAGGCTGATCAAGTGATACGGAAAATGCAGCATAACCAGCGGGCAGATTTGATCCGTTGGCATATACAGTGGTGCTGGTTTCACCTAGGCCCGTGATCTTAATTGTTTGTGTGCCGATGGTGCTATTACCAACTGTGATTACATCACCGACAGTGAATTGGGCCTTAACAGTAATTGCATATGGCGCAGAGTTATCATTAACAAGTGCGCCTGTGTTTGCAAGAACAACCTGAGCAGTGTTGCTGCCTACGGCTAGTGTTAGCTTAGTTGCAGCATTGCCAAATAGTGTGTTGCTTCCGACGGTGCCTAGATTAACATTTGAACTATATTGAGCGGCTGAGTCACAAACGGAAACTTTAAGCGTATTGCCAAGAGCGCCAGGGTAACGAGCAACATAGTCCACGGCGGCATCGAATGTGGCTTGTTTTGCTTCATGATCGTCTGAATTGAGAACGGTATGAGCAGAATTTGAAGTGGAAAGGCCGGTCCCGGCTACAGCTGATAGAAGCGAAACGTCCTTAGCGCGGCTGACATAGAGCGCATTGCTATATGAAAGAAAGCTGGCAGCGGTGAACCAGGTTTCTGAGTTTAGGTTCGAAGGCTTGCCATATAGAATAGCCAGTGAGTTTTCTGAGTCAACTAGTTGTAGTTTGTCAACCGGGCCCCAACGAAATACGCCGCCGATGGCACCAACAGTAGATGAAACTGCTGGAACTACGCTAGTGATATCAATTTCGCTGATGTTGATGCCTGGGCTGACCTGGAATCCACCTCCACCTGAGCCAAAATTAGAAACCGCCATGTTATTCTCCCTTTAGAAGTGTGTGATTCATTGCTTATATTTATACTTTACCCATTTACAGGAATTCTAGCCGCACAGTCTTGACTCAAATGTATCGCCAGGCTTAAGTTCCACTATATCTTCGTGTTCCTCTTGCCCGGTTTCAATAAAGCCGAACGGAATCAGTTCTCTATCCCATTCATCTTCCGTTTTTTCTCTTAGTCGCATGAGAGTATTAATGTCCGTCATGTCTTTAAAGTACTGCTGGTCGGATAGCCAGGCAAATAGTACTAGTCCCATGACCAAATCATCGTGACAACCAGACTCGGCCTCGAATGAGTTGGCTTTCTTTGAGAACGTAGATATTTCTTTAATAGTTTGATGATCGCGAAGAATAAGTTGGTTCTGTTCGATGAGTAGTTTGAGAATAGAACATCCGACCGCCTTAACAGATTTTGTGGTTCGGACGCCAATGTCAGACCCAGAACTAAAGCCAGATGAGATTTTCTTACCAGCCCTACCAGCACCCTCAGTAAATAGGATATTTTCATACTCATATTCTTGATAGATTGTGTCGGCAACTTGTTGCCCGATATCATTGGATTCCACCAGAATGGCGGCATTGTTGTACGTCTTTGCAATTCGATGGATCACTTCGGCATAGTCAATCGGTGAAATTAGATTATTTCGGTAAACCATTACTTGCCGGTAAGGCATGGCAGTGGTATCGATCAACTGAAATGCAGAATAGTCAAGACCCTTACCTCGTGACACATCACACACCATTACATATTTGTTATCCGGGATTGGAGCTTCGTACTGAGAAACACCTTCCCCAGCAAGTCGAGGGAGTTTGAAAGTCAGTTCTTTTAGCTTCCAGCCAGCAATGAGAGTGCCAGAACTGCCTAGGAATTCACAGCAGTGTTCTTGGTTGAACTTTTCCGTATCGTTACCCATCGCTGCTAGAGTATCTTTTTTCCAGGTCTCATCTCTCCCCGGCACTTCGCTCCACATAACCTTAATCGGATTAAAGTTATTGGTCCCATCATTGGCACCAGCCCAAAGTTTATGGAAGTGATTTAGCCCGTTTGGAGTAGACACAAGCACAATTTTTGTGGACTTACCGGACGAGATAGTAGGTAGTACTGATGTGAAGAATTCTTCCCAGTTAGCAATAAACGCGGCTTCGTCGATGAACAGTAGGTTAATGGCATAACCACGGATGTTGTTGCCACTGGTGGCAGTAGCAATAACTCTGGAGTTGTTTTCTAATTCAAACGAACCCTTATTCCATTCGCGCACACCTTGCTGAAGCCACTTGGGTAGATGCTCATAAGCAAGCTGAATCTTACTTAGAATTTCTCGGGCGGTATCGCCTTTGTTTGCAAGTAGAGCAACCGTTTTTTCAGAGTGGAATAGAATGTACCAAAGAATAAACCCGCAAGTAGTGGTGCTGTTATGGGATAAAATTCCATTGGTATAATAGCGATGCTGTTCATGATTAATACCAAGATCATACATATTAACAGAACGGGCTGTCTTTGTGACTGATATAATCTTTTCTAACCCAGTGTCAGTAATGATTTCATCACCTAACATTAAGTCTTTTATGAATTTTTGCACATCATTTTTCAAAAACACTATATGCATATCAGCTGCGTTTAGTGTTTTTGTTTCTGTTACTAGTTCCCAGACATTATATTCAATAGTTTTGTGGGATTCCGAAATGGGAACCACACCGTCACTTGATGTAGTATAAAAACCGGTTAGGCTGAAGGACTCAATGAATTTTTTGTCGCTTTCCTTAGCGCCCAGACTGCTTTCATTATAACTAGATGTTCTGGTAAGTTGCTCCCACCAAGAGACTTTGGTAGTATGTGATGCTTCTCTCCAAAGTCGATCAAATACGTTTGCCTCTTCCTCATCAATAGAAGATAAGTAAATGTATACTTGTTTTCTAAAAACATTATAGTCGTCTTCCTGCAACCACCGTAACCTGTAGTTATTTACAAAAAGACTAATTTCATGAATCGTGCTAATAGAAAGCTTTGCCCAACCAGAGTCTAAAAACTTAATTTCTACCTTTGTGCCCCCATCAACACATTTTCCGGTCTGGCGAGCCGTGGTGATAATAGTATAGCGATTATCCGCCATACTGGTAATCATTTCCTTTTGGTAATCATACATCTCGAATGGGATTAGACCTTCGTCGACGTTAATGATCTTCATGTAAGTTTCACAGAAGTATACTGGGTCCTGTGAACACTTTAGATACTCTTGTACTAGGGCGGGAGTCCAGTCAATCTGAACTCCGCCTTTCTTTAGATTGTGATTGCCATTGTAGCCCTTAAACTCACTGCTCATCTTTACTTGCTTGCATCTGAGCAATCATCATTTGCAACTCAGCAGTGCTACCGACAAACAGATTATTTGTCACAGGAGCAGCGGCCGCTTCTGTAGCACCGAGCACTTTACGTCGCTTTATATCCAAGTCCACTAAGTTCATACTTACATCTGCCATAGTCTTAAGTATGCCATTGAGCACTTCGTATGACTTTGGGTGCTGAGACTGGCTAGCAATGCCGATCATTTCATCTACTGCGGACTTGGTTTCCTCGAGCACATCATAGAGTGTTGACCTGGCATGATCAAAGTCTACCGTATCTACATTCTCAGTTTGAACTAGTGTAGGACTTTGTTTTTCTGGTTTGTATGGAGTAAGTCCTAGTGCGTTATCTAGTGTTGACATTAGTTATCTTCCGTGATAGTATTAACGAACCCATAATCATCACCTGCATCGATAGAGGCAATGTCGATTGTGCCAGTGTTGGCTAGAGTTCCATAATAGTTAATTGGGTTTCCTTGGTTATCAAGCCCGGGTGTAACATCAACTGAAGCACTAGCACTGTTAGCGGTAAGTCCGTTGAATATATCGCCAGTTGCCGTTTTGATTATTGCAGCGCCAGGCTTTTTGACCGGGCCGTAAATATATGCCTTCATAGTAAACTCAAGTGTATAAGTTAATGCTCTCCTCTGGGTGTATTCACCGGCATAACTATCTTCGACTGAAGTAGAGTTGAGGATGATAGGAATATCATGAACGATGTTCATTTCAGGAATAACCCTTACGGACGCCGTCCATTCCGGAGTAAAATATGGTAAGATTTGCTCAATGATTCTAGTTCCATCCTCAACATTCTTCACCATTATATTCAACGAAAAGTTAATGTTGTATGGGACCGGGCCGTATTGAAACTGAACTTTATTGGGAGAAGTGCCTACCGCTACCATCTTATTGATAGTATTAAGTTTACGGTCTGCCGCATATTCTAGAGTATTCATTTCAAACGACATGATAGGCAGACTTATTCCCACCGCCTTATCCATGCCAGGATCGTTGTCTACTCTTGATAGGAACTTATCTTTAGGGCCATAGGTAAGCGGCACTTTAAGTGTTTGCAGGTGAGTTCCATCTGCGGCTTCGCGGTTGATGTAGATATTATTGAATAGAGTTCCAAACAGAATGACGTATTTCCTGATCAGCCCATGGTGCCAAGTTTGACCAAACATTTAGAATGCTCCCTCTGAAAACGGATCAATATCACTGAAGTCAATAAAGCCATTAGCATTAGATTGGAAGTATTCAGAATCGTCGCCGGCATCCTGCAACTGTGTATCTAAGTTGAACTCACTTCGTATAATGCTGTAACCAGCAGAGGTGACAATGTTCTTTCCTTCGTGAGTTAGAATACCGAATGCGCCCATGTTTGTAGTAAGCTTGGCTTCGAGAGCGTCAATTTCATCGATGCCTGTATTTAGTTGCTCTCCTGAATACTCGAAGAGTTCACAGGTTAGATCATACACTTGCATCCCGCCTAACTGATAGAAAATAGAGCGATCATTAACATACTTGACCGCATATAGTTGTGGGCGATTTGGATTTAGTGTAAAGTAAATAAGATCGCCTTCTCTGGGCTTCTCTTGGTTTGAAATGTGCCGTATCTCATTATCAAAGGCCCTAAGTGATACAGTAAGAACAATCTGATCCCGCATTTCAAGCCCGAATTTAGACAGGAAGACTCCATCACCTTCAAAACCATCGACACTCTTAATGTACATTTCAATATCGGTGGATGAGTTATATTCGGATACTGTATCAGCACCATACAGTTCATCCTTGGCAACAATAGTGCGAGGGCAATACTGAACATCAATGCCGTATACTTTAATAGATTCCACTACAAGGTCCTCAATGAGTGTCTGTTCCATTGAGGACTTGAAATTATTAAAGTATGGATTTACCGGCATGTACTATATCCTATCTTCACGAAGTATATGCTACGCGATCATATCCAGAACTGGCAGCGAATAGGACGAAATCATTTCTTCTTCCATCTTTGCAATTTCTGCATTTGCATCGTCCAGGATTCTATCACCATTAAATGTGACTCCGCCGGGAAGTTGCATACCACTGTATTTAGATATATTGGCGCCCCAGTTTGCTTTGATCTTTGCTGTAGCATAGTTCTGTAGCCAGCGGTCGTTCCAAACGTCGGTATAGACAGCAGGATCGAGTATTTCGTATGCTTCAACCAGCAAGAACTCTCCTACGTTAACCCGTGACCAGTTGAAGTCAATGTGTAGTTTATTTGAGTGCCGCGTGTATCGGATAGGAGCCTTGCCGACCAGCATTTCAGAGATTAGAGCCAGCTTTTCCATGGCCATATAGTATGGAACCATTGAAACAGAAGTAAGCGTGTGGATATCGTTCAAGGCAATCTGATATCGTAGATTAAAAATGTCCGCGTTGGCGATGGATGGATCATCGACGTTAAAAATTGATACTGCGCCGATGATGTTTTCGGGCAGAGTAATGTACTGGTTATCTATATCCTGCTGTGTCACTTGATGCTTGTAGTAGATTTTCTCGGTGCCGTCAAAGTGATAGTCCCAGTAGTATCGTAGCGCTTCGTCAATCCGATCGTCAATCTGATCGTCGTCTACGTTAATTTCAATTACGGGCTTACCTAACTTACGGAGGCAATATTCTTTGAATTCAGCTTTATTTGTTGGTGTTGCCATGGTATTTCTCGCTATAAATAGGTGCGGGATAATGCAACTATATGGTTGACTTTATTACTCCGTGTATTTATAATAAGAAAATAGTCTGGACATAGGTGAACATGTACACAATTGCAATTATTGATGCGGTGGGGTTAAGTTATGACGGTGAAACCCTAAGCAAGCGAGGCCTAGGTGGCTCCGAGTCGGCGGTCATTTACATGTCGGCAGAACTGGTAAAACTTGGTTATGATGTAACTGTTTACAATAATTGTGAGAGTCCATACTCTAGCCCTGGTGTCTATAACGGAGTATCGTTCAAGCCTCTACGCGAGGTGGAAAATCCAGAGTACTATGAATACGATATCGTCATTGGCTTCAGGTCCGTAGCGGCATTTGTCCCGCATGAAGAAAGGGATTCGCTCAACGCTTTCGCCCATCTTCCAGACTTTAGTCCTATAGTTGATGCCGCATTGCACAAAATCCTATGGATGCAAGATACGTTCTGTCATGGCGATCATTTGATTGAGCAATACCTGAACGACGGCGTGATCGATGAAGTGTTTACTCTCTCAGATTGGCATAGTTCCTACGTTTCACATGCTGACCATGGCAAAAAGAGAATGTCCGAAAACTTCCATCAGAAGATTTTCCAGACCCGCAACGGCATCAAGAAGCACATTGACTGGGTAGATATCAAAGATAAAGACCCGAACCTTTTCGTATACAATGCGTCAGTGTCAAAAGGAATGGCCCCGCTGGTCGAAAAAGTTTGGCCTATTGTCCACAAAGCAATTCCTCAAGCCAGACTAAAGATTATCGGCGGGTATTATAGGTTCAATGATTGCGACATGCCTGATATGTTTGAACAGAACTATCTGAGACTTAAAGCACTGTGCGGTGATTCCATCGAGTTCACCGGCATTATCAAGCAATCGGAAATCGCTAATATTTTAGCCAAAGCCGCCTATACCATCTTTCCGTGCGCTGATCCAGAGACCTTTGGTATCTCCACCCTAGAATCCATCTACTATAATACCCCAGTATTCACCTGCGAGTTTGCAGCGCTAGAGGAAACAGCAATTGATTCCGCATCATACAAGATTAGATATCCAGTGACTCCAAACTGGATGGTGCCGTGGATTGATCAAGATGCTCAGGCTCAACTGTTTGCCGATATGGTAATCAGAGCATACAACACTCCCTATCTGCACCAGCAAAAGCAATATGCCTGCAACGCAGTAGCTGATATTTGTGAGTGGGACACAGTTGCCTTACAATGGCACCAACACTTCTGCTTTACATTTGGAAAGCCCATGAGTAAAGCTTTGCTAAATAAAGTCAATCGTATAAATCAGCGAGCCCATAAAGTATTTGGGCGCCGAACATTGAATAAGTGTGAACTAGGAACCATAGCATGAACAAGACAATTGCATTCATTGATACCCTGGGGCAATGCTACGATGGTGATACCCTAAACAAAAGAGGTCTCGGTGGTTCTGAGGCCTCAGTAATACTATTATCTGCCGAACTTGCAAAGATTGGCTTTGATGTAACGGTGTTTAACACGTGCGAAGGCCCCGACACAAAGCCTGGCTTCTATAACGGTGTTCTGTATAGGCCTCTCATTGATGTGCAAGGGCATCCAGGCTTTGATATCGTAATTGCCAGTCGTTCTCTGGTGGCATACGCACCACCCGAGATGAGAGAGAACTTCAAAACCTATACCTATCTTCCAGACTTCAGCGGGATGATCGGGCAATCGGGCTTTAAAGCTTTATGGATGCACGATACCTTCCTGGACGGTGATGGTCTGCTCGAGCAATATCTGAACGAAAATCGGCTAGACGAGGTATTCACCCTGACAGACTGGCACAGTTCATATGTTGCTAATGCCAATCATGGGCACTACAGAATGTCAGAGAACTTTAAGAAGAAACAATTCCACACAAGAAATGGAATGGCTAGACACAAGATCTCTCCTCACGCCAAAAAAGATCCCAACCTCTTTGTGTTCAATTCTGCGGTATCAAAAGGTATGACTCCTCTGGTAGAAAAGATTTGGCCTAAAGTAGTAGCGGCCATTCCGACCGCACGACTGAAAGTTCTAGGTGGCTACTACAAATTTGCCGAGTCGCACGGTCCCGATGCACAAGAAGTAGAATACAATCGGCTATCAAAGCTTACCTGCAATGATACTATCACGTTCACTGGAATACTGACCCCGAAGCAAGTAGCACAAGAGGTGGCAAGTTCCACCTATATGATCTATCCGTGTGATCAGCCTGAGACGTTTGGTATTTCCGTGCTTGAGTCACTCTACTACAATACTCCGGTCATCACTTGTGATTATGCCGGACTATCAGAGACCGCTATTGACGCGGCCTCATGGAAACTTAAGTACCCAGTTGAACCAAATTGGATAGTACCTGAGCTTGATGCCGATCGGCAAGCTCAAGAGTTTGCTAATCTAGTCATTGATGCATACCACTACTCAAGGCTTGATGAAAAGCAAAAAGCCTGCGGGGACGTAGCCACTATTTGTGGTTGGGATTCCGTTGCCCTACAATGGAAACAACATCTGTATCACAAGATGGGAAACTATCTTCGAGTTGACGAATACCGAAAGGTGACTGCTATTAATAAGAAGGTACGATCGGTGTTCAATCGCCGATATCTAAACCCCGAGGAGCTACTACAACCAAAGACAAAAGAAAAGCGCATACACGTTATCGTTCCTGTCTATAACGCAGAGAACTATATTGAGGATTGCATTAAGTCTATTGCGGCCCAAGATTATGATAACTATGACGTAACAATTATTAATGATGCATCAACTGATTCCACTTGGGATCGTATAAACAACGCACTAAACACGCTTGACTTGGAAACAGAGAGCAAATTTCACCTAATAAATAATACCGTCAACCGCGGCGCTGTATGTAATCAGATAACAAGCCTTCGCAATATTGAGCCAGATGGCGATGATATTTGTATACTCATTGACGGAGACGATACTCTAGTTAATGATCCAACTATCTTCCATATGTACAACAACCTGTACGACGAAGGTGCTGAGTTTACATACGGCTCTTGTTGGTCTATGGCTGACAACATTCCTCTAGTTGCACAGCCATATCCTCCAGAGATTAAAAGAAACAAATCGTACCGCAGCTATGAGTTCAACTGGCATATGCCTTACACTCATATGAGGACATTTAAAGGCAAGTTGTTTAACTTGGTGCCAGATGATACGGCGTTCCAAGATAAGGATGACAAATGGCTTAAAGCAGGTGGAGACACCGCCGTCTTTTACACTCTATTGGAACTAGCTGACCCAGACAAAGTCGTATGTGTGCCTGATATCGTGTATAACTACAACGATAAGAATCCGATAAATGACTATAAGATTAATAGTGACGAACAAACAAGAACCGTGAATGCTGTAACCAAGGGCAAGATTATGAAAAATAAGAAGATACTAATTGCAATTCCCACCGCCAAAAATATTGAGGTCGCAACATTCAAATCAATCTATGATCTTATCGTGCCGGAAGGCTATGAAGTTGACTTTCAATATTTCTATGGCTACAACGTAGACCAAGTTCGGAATCTCATTGCAGACTGGACCGTTCGATCATACGATTATCTTTTTTCTGTGGATCATGATATTGCATTTGCGCCGGATACGCTGGTAAAACTACTGGCGCATGATAAACCTATTGTAACCGGAGTTTATAGACAGCGCAAAGAGGAACAAATTCTTGAAGTGTATGATCATCTTCACCATAACATTCCCTGGGCGGCTCTTAAACAATGGTCTTTTGTAGAGATTTGCGGTTGTGGGCTGGGCTGTGTTCTGATCAAGTCTGAAGTATTCAAAGCCGTAGGCTATCCACAGTTTGTCTATCACTCGGCACTAGATCATACCAATACAGTCAGTGAGGACCTAGACTTCTGTATGAAAGCTCGCAAGCTAGGTTATGGTATTTGGTGCGATGTTACGATTGTTTGTGACCATCACGGGGATCGGGTGTTCCGTATTGAAGATAATGCTTCGGCTCCAGAGTCTCCAGAGAGACAAAGACTCAAAGCTCTACATGATACTCCTATGTTGCCACTTGACCACATAGAGTTCCTGAGAAAACTTAGCGGCATGATCAAACCTGCCGTTATCTATGACATTGGCTCTTGTGTTCTTCATTGGACTAACGAAGCTAAAAAGGTATGGCCTGAATCCAAGTTTGTGCTATTTGAGGCAATGTCAGAGGTTAGATTTCTTTACAACGACTACGATCATCACCTAGGCCTGCTTACCGAGAATGATTTCACGGAACTAGACTTCAACGAAAACACGCATGATCCGGCTGGAAATAGTTATTACACAGAGAACCCAGAACTCAGTCCTCTTGCTCCAACTCTATTCCCAGAAGAGAATAAGAAGAAGCGGATCGGAATGTCACTTGATAGCGTGTGCAAGATGAATCAGTTTCCAACACCCGACTTGATCAAGATGGATATTCAGGGAGCGGAACTCGATGTGCTTAAAGGCGCAACTGAAACCCTGAAAGGGTGTAACCACCTACTTCTTGAACTACAGAAAACCGACTACAATGTCGGTGCGCCTAAAGCTGAAGAAGTGATTGAATATCTGGATAGCATTGGCTTTGAGTGTGCAGGTCAATTCACCGAGGTAGATAAGCCAGACGGAGATTATTACTTTATCCGGCGCTAAAACTAAGCTTTAGTAACCTGTGCGGTTATATGTACTTGCCCTTCGGCTACGCGATACACAGTATTTCCTGATGTGACTTCACAGTCAAATACGTGGATACCAGGGCTAATAGCTCCAGTTTGTACTGGAGTCATGCTTAAAGTAACTATGCCTGTGTTTCCGCCTAGAGCAACAGTAAAAGTATAAGCGGTCAAAGACGAATAGTGTTTTCTTACTTGTGCTGCGCCAGTGTACCCAGTCAAATTGAATGGTAAGCCATCATCTCCTAGCACAGGAACGGTAGCACTAAAATTAGCGCCCTGTTCCATCCGCAACTTAGTTTTAATTGACACCATGGTTGGTCACCTTAGTTTCAAGTTCGCGGAGGTCTGCCCTAAGTTCCTTGATCGCCTCGATAAGCAACGGGATGAGTTTTTCGTAGTGAACGGTTACATAATTCTCACCGGATAAGCTATACTCAGTGCCATCCTCATTCTGACCAATGTCAAATGGCGCCGGTACTACGATTTGAGGCAGCACCGCTTGAATTTCCTGCGCGATAACACCCACCTGACTAGACTTATCCAGATAACCAAAGGTTTCGGCTAGATCGTTAGAAGTAAATGTCACTCCATTGATAGAGTCAACTTTATCCAGCGCATCTGGAATGCATACAATATTTTCCTTGAGCCTTCTATCGGAATAGTATGCCGTGATATTATTGGTGGCACGAATCTCACCTGCAGTACCAGAGCCCGGAGTACCAACTCCAAGAGAGTTCATCTCAACATTAGCCGCGGTGCCATATCCAGAGCCAGTAAAGCCGGTGGCGCCTTGAGTACCAGTGGTGCCAGTATCTCCTTTAGAACCAGTAAATCCAGTGGCGCCTTGAGTACCAGTGGTGCCAGTATCTCCTTTAGAACCAGTAAATCCAGTTGATCCAGTTGATCCAGTGAGGCCTATTCCGCCGGCCACGCCAGAGTCTCCTAGATCTCCTTTGAATCCCCTTGATCCAGTAAAGCCGGTTGAACCTGTGAGGCCGATGCTGCCTTGGTTACCCTGCCCGCCTGTGGCTCCTGTGGCGCCCTGAATGCCCTGCGATCCAGTAAAGCCGGTGTTGCCCTGGATTCCTTGGTTACCCTGGATTCCTTGATTGCCCTGAATGCCCTGCGATCCAGTAAAGCCGGTTGAACCTGTGAAGCCGGTGTTGCCCTGGATTCCTTGGTTACCCTGGATTCCTTGATTGCCCTGAATGCCCTGCGATCCAGTAAAGCCGGTTGAACCTGTGAGGCCGATGCTGCCTTGGTTACCCTGGATTCCTTGATTGCCCTGGATTCCTTGAGAGCCCTGCGATCCAGTAAAGCCGGTTGATCCAGTAAAGCCGATGGGCCCTTGCCCGCCTGTGGCTCCTGTGGCGCCCTGAATGCCCTGCGATCCAGTAAAGCCGGTTGATCCAGTAAAGCCGATGACCCCCTGGTTACCCTGGTTTCCTTGAGACCCGGTGTATCCTAGAGGCCCTACTTTCCAAGTTTGATCCCCCGCTAAAAATGTAATAGAGTTTGCAGTACCAGAGGTAGCAAGTCTAGCAGTAGGCACCGTGCCCGTGGCTAGGTTAGTGGCGTTTGAATAGAATGAAGCGGGTTGCCCATTGAGATTGGTAGTGTTGGATGACGTACCGGTTAAGTTCCCAGTGAACCCAGATGCGGTCATAGTAGTAGAACCAGCCGTAAACCCTCCTGCAGTCATCTGAGAAGAAAGTGTACTGTTGGCTACCTGGACAACCGTGCTGTTTGCAGAACTATTAGCGCTACCGGCCCCAGCGGTCAGGCGGCCGAATGTAACAGCAGCCGTAGTATCTACGTTCTGCCCAATTGAAATGGAGTGAGCAGCATTTGCGCCAGAAGCTCCAGATAAACTGACGCCAGTACCAGCGGTCACGGTGCCTACATAATTGCCAGAAGTATGAGTTCCAAGCACAACAGAAGCTAAAGTCGAGTGCACATTACCGAAGGTGGAACCGTCATTGGTAATCTGCCATCTATCAGATGTTTCATTCCAGATAAATGAAACGTTAGCAGATGAGCCACGGTTAACTTCCAGCCCGCAATTCTCCGTAGGAGCTCCGACAACATCTGAATTAAGAGACATAATATTGTCGGCAATATTAAGAACAGCCGTGTTGACGTAGGTGGTAGTGCCGGTTACGGTAAAGTTACCACCGATCGTTACGTTATTGCTAAATGTGGCTGCGCCAGTCACCGCCAGTGTATTAGACAGGGTAGAGCCACCGGTCACGGCAAGCGTATTAGCAAAAGTTACGGCCCCGTTAGCCTCTAGCCCGTGTACCGCCCTGAAATTATTATTGATAGCCATTGGTTATCCTTATAGTATCTGCTGGCGGATGACTCTGACGGTATGAGCCACGGCGGTAAGAGGAGTGAATGTTAGTTCAACATTTGCGCCATTGATATTTATATCAAACACCCCAAGCCTGGTATTAAAAATCTCTGCGTATTGAGTAGCAAGAACATTGGTGCCTTCGTGAACGGTAAGAAGTTCAACTGCATGTCTAGAAGTACCCGCAAGTCTTGCGGTAACAGTATACCTTGCGCCAGTAGCAGAGGCAAGTGGGAACGAATCAACTACGGTTGGGGAAGTAGTGGACACTGTAGCTTGATTGGAATAAAGTCCGCCGTTGGTAAGAATGACCGCAGGAGTAGTTACGGCGCCGGTTGCTGTAACTGTATTAGAGAATGTAGCAGCACCAGTGGCAGCAATTGTATTAGAGAATGTAGCATTACCCGTTACAGCAACTGTATTAGAGAACTGTGCGTTCCCCGTAACAACAATTGTGTTAGAGAATGTTGCGGCGCCTGTGATTGTTCCAGTGCCAGATGCATTAATATTAGTTACAAAGCCTTCAAACCGTCTGCTTGTATTTCCTAGTGCTACGGTATTTGCTAACGGAAAGATTCCACTATGGCTAATTAGGGTATTAAAATGCCCGTTATAGGTGTTGGTGGAAGTGCCAATTGTTAACGTGCCATTGGTAGTCGGAATAAGATCGGCTGCATAGTTTAGAACACCCTGGTAAATTGTGTTACCAACGACGGTAAAGTTACCCTGCACCAATAGCAGGTCTCCGTCAATTGTAGTGTTGGCAGCAACGGTAAGAGGGTGTTCAAATCTAGAACTACTCCCAGCCCCTCCTACTGCTAACAGTCCATTTTCTACCTTGAATCTTGTATCGGCCATATGATCTTTACTTTATAAGGTGACTGATGATTTTAACGGAGGTGCCAGATAGAACTTGAGTGAGTAAAATCTCTACGTTAGCATTATTTATCTGTGAAGAGTAAGTTCCTAGAGCGGTTTCACCGCCGCCAGGAGACGAGATTGTTGCGTATGTAGTAGACCAAGCTGTTGTACCATCGTGCACCACTGCCATTTCTGTGATCTGATTTGTTCCCGCGTTGTCGGCCATGGCAATGATCTTGGCGCCTTTCCATGTGGCCTTAGGGAAACTGAATACAATTCTAGGCGCCGAATTTGATCCGACATTAGTATTTGCAGTAACAATCATGCTGTAGTCGGTATTGATGGTAACTGAAGCATTTGCATTGACATTGCCAGTAACAGTTACGGTATTGCTGAATGTAGCGGCACCCGTGGCCGCAACCGTGTTACTGAATGTGGCAGCGCCAGTAACCGCCACGGTATTGGAGAAAGTAGCAGCGCCAACGTGGCTAGATGTATTACTGAGTGTAACTGCGCCTGTAACCGCAACAGTATTGCTAAATGTAGCTGCTCCAATGGCCCCAAGCGTGCCAGTAGTAGATAATGACGACGAGGTGATGACTGAGTTGACAGTGGAGTTTCCTACGCGAAGCGCAGCGGCATCAAGAGACACGTTAGCGCCGATGACAAGCGAGGTAGTATTGGCAACCACATTGGCGCCGACCGCCATTGAAGTAGCATTGCCGGTAAACAGACCTACAGTAATAGAAGTAGGTGTGATGGTTGCATTACCAGAACTATTAATAATTCTAATCTGAGTAGGAGTGATAGAAGTATTAACTGTGGCTGAACTCTGTGTCATGAACGAGGATGAGTTCACAGTAGCATTAGCCGTAGAATTACCAAATAGCCCAGAACCTACAGTGATAAACGTATTGACAGTAGAGTTTGATACGTTTGTAGTAGAAGATGTAATTACGGTATTTACGGTAGAGTTGCCTACCTTGAGTGAAGTAGTATTAGCATGAACATTGGCACCGACATTCACAATTGTCGCCGCGTTAGCTACGTTAGCAGTTAGATTATTGGCGGCGGTAAGCGCAGTTAGAGTTACTGTGCCATTAATTGTTGCTGCACCCTGCACGGTGATAGCGCCGTCGGTGTAAACTGACGATTGAGAAATAACAGTATTCACAGTTGAGTTGCCCACTCGAACCGCGGCTGTATCCAGTGATACGTTGCTACCTACTGTGACTGTTGTATGCCTTAGTACTGTATTCCCTACCACCACGGCAGAGCTATTAGACACATTATTTGCTCCAACCGCGATTGCAGTAGAGTTAATAGTAGCAAGCCCGGCGGTAATCACAGATGGTGATAGGGTGATCGAGCCAGTTGCGTCTTGTAGTGTAGTAAGAGCCCCAGTTACAACAGTATTTACAGTTGAGTTACCAACCTTAAGTGAGGTTGTATTAGCATGAACATTGGCGCCTACGTTCACAATAGTTGATGCGTTTGCAACGGCAGCATTCACATTTACAAGTGTAGTTAGTCCTGTGACACCTAGTGTATTGGCAACTGTAGTGGCACCGTTAAGATTATTTACTCCACTTAGAGTAGTAGTGCCTGCGACCGTTAAGTTGCCATCAGTGTGAACTTGTGCCTGTGAAATAATAGTATTTGTTGTAGAATTACCTACCGCCAGTCTAGATGTTTCTAAAACCACATTGGCGCCCACTGATACGGTAACGTGACCGACCGTAGTGTTACCCACAACCAAGGCTGAACTATTTGCTACCACATTCGCGCCAACACTCAGCGCCGTAGTATTTACAGTAGTAATACCAGTAGCAACAGAGCCGGGAGTGGTTACCAGTGAGGTGGTCGAATTGGCTACAGTAACAGTAGCACTAGTCACCACAGTATTTACAGTGGCATTACCAACTTTAAGTGAAGTAGTATTGGCATGGACATTTGCACCAACATTGACAATGACAGACGCGTTTGCGGTGATGGCATTAACTGCCCCAAGCGTAGTTAGTCCGGTGACCCCCATCGTATTTGAAAATGTGGCCGCACCCGTTACCGCAATAGTATTTGAAAATGTGGCTGCACCCGTTACCGCAACTGTATTACTGAACGTAGCGTTGCCCGTTACCGCAACTGTATTACTGAATGTGGCAGTATTTGTTACCGCAATAGTATTTGAAAATGTGGCAGCGCCCGTTACCGCAACTGTATTACTGAATGTGGCAGTATTTGTTACCGCAATAGTATTTGAAAATGTGGCTGCACCCGTTACCGCAACTGTATTACTGAACGTAGCGTTGCCCGTTACCGCGACTGTATTAGAGAATGAAGTTGTGTTGACAAATGTAGTATTAGGAGTTACGGTAAAAACATCACCACCGATAGCAGTATTCGTCGCGGTAGAGTTACCGGTAATCACTAAAGCAGTAACAGTGCTGTTGGACCTAAATGCCTGGCTTGCGGCTACCACAGCAACATTTGAAGTCACATTGAGGGTAGTGCCACCGATAGCAGTATTCGTCGCGGTAGAGTTGCCTGCAATTGACAAGGCTGTAACAGTGCTGTTGGATCTAAATGTCTGGCTCGTAGCAACGACGGCGACATTTGAAGTCACATTGAATGTGGTGCCACCGATAGAAGTATTGGCGCCGACAGCGGACACATTAGCATTAAATGTTGCCAGCCCGGTTGAAACACTATTGGCGGTAATGGTGATGAGTGCTCCATTAACAACCGCGTTTGATGATATGATAAGCGGTGCGGCTGCGGATGGAGTGCCGCCCCGCAGGTCCGTAGTAACAATGATTGAATTGGCAGCAAACGAACCATGCAGCAGAGCATGGCGAGGAACGGCAGTATTGCCTGTATTTGCCCCGGCAGCATTTGCAGTGATAATTTCGTTAGATAGAGCATCAAGTACCGTGTTGGTTCGTGTAACCCAGGTCTGGAATGTCTCCGTAAGAACATCTACATTGGCAATAAGTCTAGCCATATTTTTTCTCGCCTACGATTGCGCTTAGTAGCTGTTTAATTTCCGCAAAGTCTCTTTGCAGATCGGCAATGGATTCTTGGACTTTGATGGACTCTTTGGACTTAGCCCGTTGACTTAGAATTTGTCGGTAGTGACTATCATCTGTATTTATAACGATCCCTGTGCTTAAGTCGCGAGCGAATGTTTGCATTATGCTGAAACTCCAAGAACCTGAATTTGGTCCACCTTTGGTGATTTGTAGGTTAAATCTGAAAGAAGAACTATTTTGACCTGCATAGAATCATATTTATCAAACTCTACGCGTGAAGAATTATAGTATCTAACGATGTTAGAATTCTGAGCATTATTGAAAGCAATATCTGTATGCTTAAGTCTATCAATCTTAAAGCCTGCGCCGATAACATTGGAGTTAGAGACTGGATCATTAATTGAAATGGTGGTGGTATTTGCCGCGGTGATAATGCCAACCTGGTAGTTTGTAGGGATGAGTTCGTTATATAGTTTAATGCCGTCACCTACAGCTACATAAGAGTTTGCATCCGTGCCAGTGTATACAAGAACCGCGTTTGCGCTCTGGCTGGTAAAGCGCCCTGGGATAGTAACGGCGGATTCTGGATACGATGGAAGGCCTAGTTCATACTCAATAAAGTCACTTTCGTTTACTGACGAACTATATTGAGCAGAACTTGTGACGTATTCTAACGGTGACCAGGCTTTATCATCGGCTGCATCGGAATCGGTTGAGTTGTGAAGGCGCACATAAACTTTAATGTCGGTGCCAAGCGGACGATATGCAGTCATATAGACCTTGCAGTCCTCTGGAAACTTATTTACCCCGAAGGTAACCTTGCTTGAAATGTGCCTAGCCAAAGCCAACCCGCCCACAGGACGAGTTTCAGAATCGATTGGGATTGAATTTGCATCAACCGTTAGATAAGCATTTGAAATTCGATTGTTGTAGACCAGGACCGCAAGCTCGCCTACATCGATTGAAGGTGAGTTATAGATATTGGTGCCCGTCTGAGTAACAGACAGAGTATTAATAAACCTGGCACTCTTTCTGTATACCCCGGTAGTAGAGTTTGAATAAAGTCCGTTATGGGTAAGCTCTAGTGATCGAGACAGAAGTTTAGCATCATAGTCTTTAATGTCCTGAATAGTATCCAGATTAAAGTTCACGGTCTCTGCATTGGATTGACTATAAACATAATTGGTGCCACCATCTGGTGTATATGCAAACGCGAATGATGAACTAACTCTGCCGTCAGCTGGAGTGCGAACTGTAGGCTTGTAGTTAATTCTATCGACATTGATGATATCAAGTGAGGTAATGGTTGCTCTGGCTTTTGATAGAGAGCCTTGAATGATCTGATTGGGAGCAAATAGCACGGTAGAGTTGGCGGAAGAATCCACTAGATACATCACATCATTAAGTTCATTTTTATGATAAACTCTGCCGGTAGGAGCGATTTGATAGTTGCAGGTAGTGTTAGAGAACATAGGCACCGTATCCACGGTCAGATGAGTGGTATTTGAGACGTTGTCAATCCGTAGCGCCTGGAAGTGAGTGGTATTTGAAACTGCAGTGATATACTGACCGACTCCAAGTGAAGTGAATGTGGTGCCGGTTCCTACAATTTCATTATTGCCAGCATTTACAGAAATGGTACCAGCAGAGTTGGCTACAGTTCCATGCACTAGCTCGCCTGGAATAAAGATTCCGGTTTGGCTATTAATGGTAAGGAATTCATAGTCCTTATTGAGTAGGTCTCTGGTAACACTGTTGGCAGTATATCTTGCTACTCTAAGTGCAAACTTAAGATCAACATCAGAAAGTGATCTAAAGATATCCGAGTTGTTAGACATGTAAAGCTTGCCGTCTCGAATAAGATTTGACCCAGGAGACGGAGTATTAGTTCCAAGGATTGCATCACCTTGCTTATTAGTCCACAGTTCATAGCCCGAATCTTCAAATGTCACAATAATACCATAGGTTTGTCCAGTTGGCAAACGAAGAGGCTTATTAAAAACAAATGACGTGGGCACTGATGCATCATCAAAAACGTATACGCCCTTGTGTTCAACTTTTACTAGAGAAGCACTAATTGTCTTTGAAAGAATAGGAGTATCATTTTCAACCGCACAGATAGATACAAGAACGCCGGGGGCGGTCGATCCTGAAATGTTATTCACGGTACTTGGCTTAGACTTGAAGAACAAGTCCAATGAGGTAAGAGAAACCGCACTGGCTTTATTGACGATCTCTGGATCGGCATAGAAAGTTTGAATATAGTTATACTGAGGTACTGTATAACAAACTTCAAGATGCGGTTGAGTAGATGAAGCCATGTGTTTTATTACCTAAGATTAAAATTCGTTAACAGAATCGGATCGAACAGGGCCGCCACCAATAGTTCCATCCCATCGGAATGAGGTATCACCAACTGATGTTACAGTCGGGGTATCAATATATATACCAGTCGGTGAGGTGATTACAGGGAGTTCGGGTTGCACCGGAGGAGTATTGATCTCTTGTCTAACCCAGCCAGCAATTGTGAGACGCCCAGTAGAAGTAGAGGAACCATCTGAGTTCGTAACAGTAAACTCTCGGTCTCCGACTGGAGTACTTGCAATCTGTGCAGCTAGTTGAGCTTCAGAGGTTGGGTTATTGATGTCAGGATAGAAGAATAGATCAAATACCAGAGTCCCGTCGGGCGCAGTCACAAGTGGCGCACCAATTGCATTAGCTCCTGCTTGAGTCTTTGATGTAATATCAATTCCGTCCATGCGAATAATATGAGTAGTGCTAGGCTTAAGTCCAGTAATACTGACGGTAAATCTCTGCTGCAGGCTTGTATAACCTTCAGCGCCTCTTTGCCCAGAGCCAGTAATGTAGCGATAGACGTCGTTTGCTATATACCGAACTGATCTACTTGGCTGAGAGATAAGATTATACGGTAGCACAACTCCGTTGTATATGATACCATCGAACCAGGTGGACACATCATAATCAGGTCCGATAACTCTTGGTTCGGCAACAGCCGCATCAGTTGGGTAATATAGACGGAATGAGTAAGTACCAAGCGGAGCATCCGCACCTCGGTCTACCCCACGCAGGCCCTTGTAGACGCGAATCTTATAAAACTGACCTCCGGCGGGGTTGTGAGTCCATGGAATAACATAGGAATCGCTGATAAAGCCACCACCTGGGCCGTAACCGGCAATGTGGAGCTGACCTAGATCTTGTAGTGTTCTACGCCCGCCGATGCGATACGCCCGACCAGTAGGTCTACTTTCAGCAACGGTAACAGCTCTGACCGGTCCGCCAGATGCCGTATTGTAGATAACAGCAAAAGTTCCATCCTCGGTAGTGCTTTGCAGAACTTCCAATGCGGTGTTGTTATCGAAGCAGTTCATGTATAGTTCTGCTGGACCTGAGAGTGAACTTAGCTTAAATGCCCAGTCCTCGTAGACATAAGGCGCCGTATTTGATCGGTTAGTGGTTCTATTAGTAATGTCAACAGATGTTGTAATCTGAGTTACTTGAGTGGTGGTGTTACTTGTAACCGTGGTATTGCCGACAAAGACAGTAGTATTGGCGGCACGAGCAGGGCCATTGGTACATGTGGTCTGTGAGATAAAGACAAGTTCGTCATAAGGAAGCTGCAGTGGATCAGCGGAGTCTAGTTCAGCAGGCAGATTAAGTTCTTCTACTGAGGCGGATAGGTAACCATTGATGATGGCAGCGGAATAGCCTGGGTTGCGCTTATCACTATACTTTTCATCCTGGAAGCCGTCAACAAACAGCCCGAACTTAAAGCGATCAACCGATGTGTCAGTAGAACTTGGAATCACCCGGCGCTGAGCTAGTACCTCAACCAGGGTAAACGACACATAATATTCTAGGGCATTGATTCTGCGATCAAGTGCGCCAATATCCACCATGGTATAACCGCGAGGCTGTAGTCGGGCCCTTTGGTTCGAATCGATTGGAGTTTGCACCTTATAGACTGAACCACGCTTATTAGTAAACCGCTCGTTGGCAATTGAAGTATCTACAAAGTCCGCCATTGAAGCAGACAGTGCAAACGGCAGCGAAGGATATGGTGGAATCTGAAGCAGGTTGACAGTAAGTGCATTATCGGGCTTAGTAGGAGCAACAGGTGACCCTGGAGTTCCGCGCATTATCTTGAACTCACCTTGATCATTAATAATGACTCGGTCGGCGCGCCCCTGATAGTACTCAATATCGGCGGACAGATTTGTGTCTGGCGCGGGATATAGCTTGTTGGAACCACTGAATCTATTAGCATTGGATGGCTCAGCTGGGTTGATAGGAACCGATGAGTTTGCCACCGCAATAAGGGCTACAGTATTAGCAGAAACCGGTCGGAAGTCAAAGTGGTCACGAAGATCGTAATATGTTCCCTTCGTACCATAGACTTCTGGGATTTCCATAGTATTAATGCTTGTATTGGATACAGCAAGAGTAAGTCCGTCATTGATGGTGTATGAACTAATTGTCTTGAGACCCTCGGCCGCAACCGTAAATACATCATATTGAACAAGAAGCCCCTGAGTAATAGTAGGTTTATTGGTCGCGTTGGGTTTTACATACAGATAAGATGTACCGTAATAATCTTCAGTTTGGTTGTGGTCAATATAGTAATTCTTTGTTACGTCTGACACGCCATATGTAGTAGGAGTAAAGTGAATAGGACGACCAGTGAAGGTGTGTGTTGTGCTAGAGTTGGCGGTGATATCAATCTTAGCACCGCCACTTGATGTTGACAGAGCAAAGCCTGAAGTATTTGCATCAATTACAAAGTAAGAAGTAGAGTTAGTAAGGCCGCCGATGGCCCCAGTGCCGCCGGTGTTAGAATATGTAACTGAGTCGCCATTTGAAAATGGATTGTTTGTGACAGTGATAAAATCAGATGAGCTATTGACCGCAGTTAGTGCATTGATGCTCACCACTTGTGATGCACTGTTGGCGCTGTAGACTTTCTTGAGTCGGAATACATCTGATACACCTAGGGCCCAAGGTCCTGCGTCTAGACTAGTCGCGTTTGAAGTAAGAATACGAGCATATCGATTTCTGTTTACGGTCTTGGCTTGAGCTTGAGTGGCTGTGGATTTTACATTATGAGACACTGAAACTGATGTGATGGCATTAACCGACGCACCAAGGTCAATCACCATGTTCATGGTAGTAGAGTTAGCAGTGGTAACAGTAACGCTTCGTGATGCCCGTTCAAGTGAAAGAGGCACATTCATTGGCATTTGCAGGGTAGTATTAGCACCTGTGAACGCGGTGGCGGCATTGGCGGTTAATGTTAGACTGGTGCTGTTAGCGATTGACGAGATTTGTGACACCGTATTAACTGTAGAGTTTGCAATCCGGATAAAGTCGCCGGCAACGTAGTAAGTTAAGAAAGAAGTACTTACCCCAGTAACGGTATTGCTAGTAGTAAGCGTGGTTACTGAACCTGCAGCATTTGCCGCCAAGCGAACATTCGCGGTAGGAATTACAAGTATTTGGCGCTCTTGATCACTAGAGAGAAGCCCGGTGTAAGGCAACACGTCGGGGGAGGTGGTTGAGAGTGTAATGGTGCCGTTTGCAAGCAGCGATTGCGTATTGCTTGTTCTGTATTCGTATGATACGTTATCGATTCCCTTAACCGCAGGCGATCCTGCAAAGTAAAGTAGCGCAGTACGATTATTGTCGATTAGTACACCATTGCCGTCTACTAGAACAAGGTCGGCAACAGCCTGCTTTGAACCGCCGTCAGTATAGAAAATAGATCTTACATTAGAGAAATTAGATCCATCGGTAAGTTTCACATCAAATAGATATATGCGGTATACAGCAGCACCAATACCAGGAGTTCCAGTTTCATGTACCATTGCTCTAACTCGAGCGGTGCCGAGTGTTGGCCCTAGACCGGCGGCACTTGGTGTTTGCCCAGGGGTAGATGAAATATAGTTTGCAGCAATGCCATATAGGTTTACAAGCGAACCGGAGGCAAAGTCAAGAACACCACCAAACTGGTTCACACGAATATAATTGCCATAGTTAAGAGAGATGGTAGCATTATTTGCTACTACTGTATCAGTCCCCTTGTCGATTGCTAGTTGATAGTTGCGCTCTGTTGCAACTCGGTTGCCATTGATTAGGGCTACACCTGGGTCTACCACAATATCAAAACGGGTAGCCTCCACTCCAAAGTTAACTGGAGACTTGGTGTTCAGTTGGAATTGGTCGATAACATAGTTACCAGATTCCTCGAATGTTCTCCGAGCCATCTCATTGCCGATAACATTATAGACGGTCTGTCTGTTTTGCTTATAGGGAGCCCCGGCACGAAACTCTGCGATTGACATGAACTCTGAGTCTGAATCCGCAGCAGTTTTATCCTTGACCGTAAGCATAGGAGTTAGCTTAAGTCGGTTTGCACCTGGTGCGGTTGCGTTCGGAGCGCCGGTTACGTTATCAAGCAGGTCTTGATCTTGTTGACTGTTGACAATTGTTTCCGTGGTTGTAAAACCAACTGATAGCGCGTCTGGAGTATTTGCATATTTTTCTACCACAACAAGCTGTGGCGCAACACGAGCAAAGAAACCTTTCTGATATACAACTCCTTCGCCTACCGACATAGCATATCCAGTGCCAATAGGAACGGTGCTGGTGTTAGACACTACGATCTGAGTTAGGAAAGATTGAGCGACCAGGTTAGCGGATTCAATTTGTTGCGTGTTGGCAGTTGAGGTCTTGATAGAGACAGTGGGCAGTGATATATAGCCAGACCCCTTGCCCGTTACTGAAATGATATCCACTTCGCCGAAATTGCCAGTCTTAAGACTTGCCTGGGCACCCGAGCCAAGAATGGAGACTACGTTAGCAATAGATGAGGGAGCTGCGTTTGCAGTCTGAACATTTGTATTGGTAGTGATAGCCCATTTGGCCGTATTGCCGGACTGAAGGTCAGACGTTAGAGGTTTAACTCTTAGAATGAGCACCTGAGTATTAGTGGTAGTATCTACCGTTACAATCTTCACATTGGCGGTTGCGGAACGAAGCTCGTCTCCTACAAAGAAGCCATTTGCAAAGAAAGTACCACCGGATGAATTCTGAAGCGCAAGTGATGGTAGAATAACCACCTCATCCGTGTTAGCAAACCCAGTGGAGTCGTTGAACGAGATAATCTTTTCGATTACGTCGGACGGGTTGTATACAGTAAGAGTTTCATCCGCGGAAAAGACCAGCTGTTCGGTTCTTACATTTGCTACGTTTGCATAGCCTGAATTGATGTAACGAAGATATAAAGTGTTAAGGTCTGGGGCCCGCGACTCAAAGCCATCGACTGTAGTGGTAATAGATGCAATTAGAGGAGCAATATTAGCAGAGTTCCGAACATAGTATCCGCGATACTGTGCTGGGTTAGCTGGAGCTCCGGCGGCTTCGTTATCCTTGATCTTTACATAAGGAAAAATATCATAGAACTTAATATCGCAGCCATCGATGATGGTGCCGCGCCGAAAAATGTTATCCCCAAATCGCTCGACCTGCTTCTGAAGCATCGTCTGTAGTTGATTTAGCTCGCGAACTTGGACCGCAACATCTGGGCGGAATAAAATCTTATAATAGTCTTTCTCTGCCGAAAAGTCATCGAAATAGGGAGAGATGCTTAGATCAGTTTGAATTGGCATTTAGTATAGTACTCCAAATTCGTCGTTTGTTCTATTTATATCAGGCTAAAAAGATTTTGCCATACTGCATTATTTTGTTGACATTGAACTAGAAACACGTTATAATGGATATGTAATCCTTCATAAAGAAACAAAAGAAACAAAACCAGTAGTTTTGGAAGCTTGTCTTCCAACGCGAAGCGGAACAAAAGAAGTTTATCAGTTGCGGCTAATGCCTGGTTGGATATTAGAATTCAAGTATGAGCTTCACCGTTTCAGATTTATTGCTTTCTCTAGTAATGGGATTTACATTTTCAATGTAGAAAATATCACCTGAGTCTTTTACCAGATCACCCGGAGTCTTATCGGAAAGGGTGAATACAGCACCACTATCACTAACGATGTTTTGAGTTTCTTCAAATATATTCTTTACATTAGTAAGATATAGTTCATCGTTTACACCATTCTCTACAAATGAGTGTACTCGAGCGGATGGTTCTGCCGCTGGTAGAGCATTTACCTGTCTTACAAGTTCATCGGCTACAAATGCCCCAACGGTCTGAGAACCAATAAATTTAGTAAGTTGGTTAAATGTGCTAAAATTCACTATAGTAGTACCATTAATCGAAATAGGTTGTGGAGCGGCGCTGTTTATTGTGGAAGTGGCATAAGAAAGACCGCCGATAATGAGATTATTTGCTCTCACATTTGTTCCGCGAACATCGGTCAGAGTAAGACCACCGGTAACACCAGTCACTTCTCCAGCTAGCTCTAAGTATGGCTTCACACATTTAAGGCCAGATGCGGTGAAAATGGCGTTTGACGAAATAGTCAATGAAACATTGCTTGATGTTCCGGCGACAGTAGCCAGTTGATTACTAAGCCCGTTAGTAAGTAGAATCTGATCTCCAGCTTTGAACGAAGTATTAAGGAACGTATTTGTTCCAGTCACCGTTGGGCTTCCTGTTGTAATTGCAACAGTTCCGGCTAACACATCTGAAGTGTAACTATATACCGGCTCGCCACTGACGAAGTTTCCTACTGTGCCGGTCAGAGCAATTAGTACGTTAGTATATAGTGGGTCCTTAACGATACCAATTGTGCGATAGTCGTTTGCAACCGTAATGTAGCCACTTTCATCTTCCGTAAACTTTGTCGAGACGCAAGCAGAAGTAGAATTAAGTTCCTCGTAGACATTGG